CTTGTCAAGACGTTGTACGATTGTATCGAAGTCACCTAAAGAAGATGGGTTACCACCTGCCCAGATGTTACCACGAGACTCGATAGCAGCAAACATACCTTGAGTACCAGCAGCAGTTGTACCTGGAGCAGAGCCTGGAGCAGCAGCTGTAGATGGAGAAAGGTAAGCCAATGCATCAGAACCAGCTTCAGCTCTAACACCTTCTACCATTGACATCTCTAGGTAATCTTCGTAACGTAGACGAGTTTCGTGCTCAGACTTCATGTACCAGTAGTAACCAGTAGCACCATTCTCAGTAGTCACTTCAACCCAACCGATTTGAGCCATGTCAGAACCAGAGACAGTGTACTTGTCTTTGATGATAATTGGCTTATTGTCGAAGAAAAGGTCTTGTGCTTCATTAGAACCAACCATGCCGCTAGTTCCTTTACCGAATTCAGATCCGTAAACAAATGCAGTTACAAGCTCAGTTGTAATTGTAAATGGCGAACCAGAAGCGTTGTAGAACTTAACTGTAAATGTAGATCCGTCAGCAGCAACTGCACTAATAACAGCTTTAGCTGAATTAGCAGCGATTGTCTGAGAAGACAAGAATACAGTTTGGTTTACACGGAAGTTACATACAGTAGCCGCAGGCATGTTGAATGTAGCTGTGTCAGATGCAGCTGCAGATGCAGGAACAACGTTAGTGTATTTTGTGTGAAGACGACCTTGTTCTGCCCATTTGATGAGGTCAGAGTTAGTAGGAAGTTCTGCACCTACCATACGCAAGAAAGATGCGATTGAACGGTTACCGTAACGCTCAAATTCTTGCTCGTAAGTGTCAGGCAAATATTGATTCAAGAAATCAAAATTTGTGATGTAGTTTGTAGGCAATGTTGCCTTTACAGAGCTCGGGGTCAATAATGGACCCGGAGATGCAGCTAATGTACCAGCCATTTTTTCTAGTTTTTAGGTTTTTGTTTAATAACTAATCTGTTACCGTAACTAGGCTCTACAGCTCTTACCTGGAAACCACCTTCAGTTTTCTTAGTCACCTGAGTAGATTGGCGCACCATGTCGATATTTTTTGACTCCTTGGAGACTGTATCAACTGTGTCTGCCATTCCCTTATCATAGAAGAACTTCGCAAACTTATCAGGGTTCGAAGCAATCGCTATTGCTCGATGGAATAACTCAGCATCCTTTAAGTAACCCTCTTCGTTTAGGAACTTATTTACAAAGTTCTTTAGTGAAGACTGCTCCTCGAGAAGTGACTTAGCTTCTGCTGGCTTATAGGTAAGCGCCTTGTTTTCGTCAATTGCAAATTTGAAACCTTCAAACTTATCAGAAAACAACTCACTCGTCTTGTCAGCAAAATACTGAGACCGCTTCGTTTGTTCCTCTTGCTCGCTAGTTGCGGCTTGTTTATATTGCTTGTAAGATTCGTAAGCTTCTTTTTCTTCTGCCGGAACAAAAGCATCCCTTGACTCAAGCGGCGCTTTGTATTGTTCTTTTAGTTTATTAAAGTAGTCACGAGCCTTAGTCAGCTCTTTTTTACGTTCTAGCTTTACCTTTTTAATGTGCTTTTCATCATCAAAGTCTTCATCATATGAATACTTAGACTCAAGCTCGAACTTAACCTCATCAGCATCAAGCTCAGGGTTCTGTTCTTTGTGGTATTGGTAAAGCAAAGAATCTTCATCCATGGCGCTGTAGTCGACATTCAATTTCATGAAGTCTTCAATACCACGCCCGGTATCTTTCTTATACTTTAGAAACGCAGATACATCTTCAGGTAGTTCTTCAGCTTGTGTTCGCTGCTCAACTAACTCATCCAAAGATGTGATCTCTTTGTTCCATCTTTTACCTAGATATGAAAGAACTTTATTATCATCTAAATCCACCTCTTGTGGTGGGTTATTATCTACTATTGGCTCATCGGCTGGTTGATCTTCCGTCAAGTCTACCTTGATGGTATCATTATCACCAGAGTGATCCTCTAATCCTTCAAGAAGCGCTGCTTCTTTTTCAGCCATAGATTTCTCTTCGAATTCTACAGCTCTTACTTTGAATTCATTTTCCATTTAATTTAATTTTGACAAAGTTAATAATTATTTTATTTATTCATTATCGTAGAACATACGATCAGAATCCTCTGTGTGCCACTTATCAAAGCTTTCACAGTTGTAGTAGTCTACATTTACCAAGTAGTCAGGGCGTTCTGGGAACGGCTTTGTAACGAATGATGGCTCAGACCACTTGATGCGGTTGTTTGGCTGTAGTGCTATCTGACCGTTGTCAAGTAGAATAATGTGATGACTCTTATGTTCTAAAGCATCCTCTGCTAATGAAAGATCTGTGTTTAAGTCATTGGATCCCCAGTTGATGGTGGCATAGTAACTACCCGGATAGAACTTATGGTCTTTCATATAAACCTCAACCTTTGTGTCATACACATAAGATAAGTGCAGCAACGTGAAGTTGTAAGAAAAGCAGTTCCATATCTGTAAGAAGTGGAAAGGTAGATCTGGATCAGGGAGCTCTGGTTTAGTCAATAACGCATGGCTTGGTAACTTATCGCGCATTACTCCGTTCTCTAGTAGAACTTGGAATAGCGCAGCCTGACCAGGCATGCATCTTACCGACATTATAACACCCGGTGTAAACTCTCCTTGCCCCTTTTGGTGTTGATACATGTATTCATTTCTAACGAATACTTTCAAAGGGAAAAAGTTATGTTCTATATATGCCATTATTTAGGTCCAAACGCTTCTAAATCGAATCCATCAAGTGAGTCTTCAGTACTCTCAAAGTTTTGAGGTGGTAGGTTATTTTGTCGTTGGTTAATTAGCTCAGACTGACGAGTGGCCTGTAGGTCGACTCGCTTATCTTTCGCCTTCTCCTTTTCAGCCTCACGATCTTTCAATGTCTGCATCTGCATTCCGTTCAACTGCATGTTGTATTGGAACTCAATAGCCATCAGCTCTTTCTTGAGCTCGGCCTCTGCCTGCATCTTCTGAATGTCGCCTTGAACTTCCATCTGCTTGATTTGAGCTTTTGTTTGGCCTTCCAATTGGATGACCTGCGCCTTAGCCTCAGCAGCTGCTTGAGCGGATTGGATGTTTGTCTGCATTTGCATTTGGAACTCCATCTCCTTATCTTTTTGCGTCTGCTCCATACGCTTACGACGTTTCATCTTAAGCATTTCGTTGGCAAGCTTAATGTTGTTGATCATGCGGATGTCAATTGCATCCTCTAGGTCAATTGTCTGCTGTTGCAATGCCATCTGAATGTTCTGCTCGAGCTGTGCCTTCTGTTCTTCGTCTGGGGCAATCTCAATAAAAATACCAAAGTCGTGTAGGTAAAGATCCTTAACGTCCTCAAGTATCGCCATGTTGTACTTGCCAATCTGCATAGCAAACTCCTCAGCGAAGTCAGCATACTCAAGTATGTCAGCAACACGAATAGACAAGCACTCAGCAACTCTCTTAGTGACATTAAGACCAGCGTCTAAGATGTGTCGAGTAGCTGTGTTTGAGTTTAGCGCTGCAAGCTTCTGAACACCAACCAATGCGTCTGGGTGTGGTGTAGATGCATCACGCACCTCGTTTACACCCGTCACGTCGCGGATCATATTCAAGTAGTGGTTGTAGTTGCCGATAAGGGCAGCCATCTTAGCTTGACCACTGTTTGAGTTAAGCTCTTGGATTGGAATACGCGCGTTGTTAAACTCACCGTCTTGTGTATAGCTACGTCCAATCACACTACCCGTTTGGAAGTATAGATTGAGCGCATCCTCAGGATTGTATGCAGCACCTGTTCCAAGGTCTACCTCATTAATACCATCAGCATCAATGAACACACCATCAGGAACTACGCGAGCCATAACTTGCTGTAGCTTCAAGTGAGTCAATTGGATCTGATCGGCAAATGGAATCATTCGACGAACGAGTGACTCAATATTTCCTTTATAGTAACGTGGAGCGTAAGCAATGTAGTTTGGAAGTGCTTTCTGTGATGCAGACTTAGGACGAACCATGTTCTTCATCATCTCCCACTTAATGATGATGTTTGATCCACCGACCAACACACCTTCATACCAAACGTCGCGAACGGCTTCAACTACCTCAAACATTTCGTTTGGTGGTGGGTTAAAGTTG